CTTGTCGAAGAGCGCGCGGATCTCGACCGTGTGCGTCCCGCCAGGCAGCGCGGTGGTGAGTCGCTTCATCGCCGCGAGGCCGTTGTAGTCGTTCAGGTAGAGGTCGTGGACGACGGGCGCGCCGCCGTCGATGCTGACCGCGATGCGGCCGGCATCGCGCCCGAGCCAGGTGCCGAGGAAGAGATCATGCTGGTTCGGGTACGAGTAGCGGATGGTCACAGCCCGGCGATCCTGGGCGTCAGTCGGCGCGCAGCGCTTCGCGTGGCCGAGCGACCACCACTGCGTGGGCCAGCCCGTGCCGTAGCGGTAATCCTCCCAGTAGCCCTCGTACCGGCAGCGCCCGTCGGATTCTTCGATCCGTGGCGCACCGCCTCCGACCTTCAACACCCTGTTGCCGGTGACCGCGAGGTTTGAGATGCGCACCTGCCACTCGATGTCCGAGCGCGTGCCGGTGATAGTCGAGATCCGCTGGATGCGCGTGCCTGCCGGCCAAGCCTGCGGCGTCGAGGAATCCTCGCCGCGGCGCACGATGACGCGGTAATACCACGTGGCCGGATCATTCGGGTTCGGCTTCTGGAGGCCGAAGTTGGCGATGCAGGAAATCCGTTCCTCGACGCTCGGCGTGCCGACATAGTACTTGAGGCCGGCGGTCATCTGCTCGGCGCCGGTTACATGCCATTCCTCTTCGGTTCCCGCCGGCGAGGCCGCGACGCCATCTTTCAGCCGCCCTCCAGCGGCCAGTCCGTACTCCACATCCTCGAAGCGCGGCGCGAAGGTGAGGTGGATCTTGACGATGTCGGAGGCCGGCACAGGCACGAGCGTCTGGCGGTCTCCATTCTTGTAGCCGGCCAGCGCGGCGAAGGGGAACGTGAACCGGTAGACGCGCGTGTTGCCCGCGCCTTGCACGGCCGTGGAAATGACCGTAGCGCCGTCCTGCAGCCCGACGATCTGATTGTCCGGGTCGGCGGAGACGCGCACTGGGATGCCATTTGCATCGCGCCCGTACTGTCCTAGCGGGCCGCCCAGCTTCAGTTTGAGTGTTGCGGACTTGTCTGTCGTCTTGAATTCGTCGACCGCAAGGCTCGACGGCTGGTCGCCGTAGTCCGGCTGCGGGGCATCCACCATGCGGCTCTTGAGGACGCGCCCGAAATGCCGCGCCCGCGGCAGCACGCGGCAGACGGCTCCGGCCGCATGGCGTTTGGCGAAATAGGCCGTGAAATTGCCGGAGGCCACGGAGATCACTTTCACGACCTCATCGTTGGCTGCGCCAATATCGATGCCGACATAATCCCCGGGACGCATCTCGGCTGAGGATTGCACCCGCACGGTATAGATGCCCGGCACAAACCGTGTAAGCGTGGCCGATCCGGAGCCGCTGTTTGACCAGACGACCACGGGGCCGTTCTGCCCTGGCTGCAACGTCACGGTCACCACATTGCCGGAGGCCGTACAGCCAACCAGGCTGCCCATGTTGGCGTTGAACCATGATGAAAAGAACGAAGCGATCTCGGCCGCGTTGGCGAACAAGCCTTCCCGCACGGCCACAGTGGTGTTGTTGACAGCAAAGTTGTGGTAGAACCACGGATCCCCCTGCCACCAAATGGCCTGATCTGTCGATGGGGCATCCGGATTGCCGATATCCCGGGTGATTGCGGTTTCCAGGCCGCAGAATCCGATCGCCTCGGCTGACGAGCACGACCAGCGGGTCCCCATGAAGTAGACGTAGACTTTGTCGGTCAACGCTGGCGTCGGATGACCGGTCAGGAGGGAATCCAGGATGGCTTCATCACGGTCCTGCAGTTCAAACTCGAATCGCCCTGGAGTGACACCGCCGGCCACAAACGCTGCGTGGTTCATGACCGGGACTTCGTAGATGTCGCCGGCGCCCATGGTGATGGTGAGCTTGTCCCAGCCTACGCTCGGATATCGCGGGCAATCCGGCCGGACATTGCCTTCCTCGCCATTCACGGGCAGCACCTCCATGTCGTACTGGAGGGCCAACGCGGAGAGATCCGTCACCGGAAGCGGTTTCAGGCGCAGGTGGTTGAAGTAGTCGTAGGCGGAAAAGAGTTCGACGTTGGCGAAATCTTCGGCCGCCTGGAAGATGCCCGAGATCTGGAAGCCGGTCTCGGTGGCATCGTGAAGCGTAGTGGTCGCCGCGCGGCCGGCGAAGCCCTGGAGTTGGATAGTGCGGCGGGGGTCGAAGAGCCTTAGAATGTCAGAAGACATCTCGTTCTTGCTAGGATCAAGAAAGCATGTATGGCCTGTGGGTCCCCGTCGCGCTCATCGTCTTTGCGCTGGTAGTCACGTTTTTGCCTCATCGCGCAAGGTCATCCAGAGATCGCGCCAAGGAGGAAGATCGCGCGGGGCAGCGCGAGCTCAAGTGGAACAGGGACTTCCACGACCGGAACGGGCATCAGGTCTGAATCACGACAGTGAGATCCGCGCCCGGGTCGGGTGTCGGCACGCGGTAGATGTCGTAGCTCAAGTCATCGCCCTCCATGAGCACAGGCGTCGGCCAGATGGTCGGCTGGATGAACGTCTGCGCAGGATGGTCCCGCCGCACGATTGCCGTGAACTGCATGCTCGACGGGTTCACGGAGAGCACGCGCACGTATTCTTCATGTGGCGTCCCGAGTCCGAGATGGATCCACATGCCCGGTCGGAGCAGGAAGGCGTTCTCGTCCTGGATCGTCCAGCCGACGGTCAGCGTCTGCGGGTCAGGGCTGCCCGTGATCGGGCCGAGAATCACGTTGCCCCAGTCCATGTAAGGCAATCGCCGCTGGTCCGGCGGGGCCTTGCCCTCGTAAGTGCTGGTCAGCGGCGGATCCCATGTCCAGATAGCCATGTACTCAAGCGGCTCCCACTCCGCGCTGCCGGCGCGCCGCCGCTTGACAGTGAAGAGCTGCGCGCCGGGGTCGCTCGTGCCGCGCTGCACGTAGGCGTAGATGCAGCGGATGCTGGCAGAATCTTGCACCCGCAGCGGCAGTCCGGCTGTTTCCTCGACCGCCAAGGGGCCGGGGCGCTGGAAAATGTAGGCGCCGCCGTTGCAGGTGCGCAGGCCGGGCATGAAGGGCTCGCTGTGCTGTGACAGCGCCCAGATTGTCAGCGGGCCATAGCCGAAATGGTTGGCCACGCCGGCCACTGCGGCGACGATGCAGGCGCTCGGCAGTTTCGCCTCGACACGCGCGGGCAGGCGCGGGTTGCGGAAGAAGCCTTTGCGGACGCTGAAGGTGAAAGTCTTCTTGTCGAGCTTGTAGAAACGAATGCCGGCCGGGTGGGCGCAACGCAGGGTGCCGAATGTGGCTTGGCCCCCGGGCACGCCCGGGTAGGCGCGCTGGAGGACGAAAGTCCCCGACGGCACGACATCGCCCTCCGCGCCGGGGCCGATGATCTGGGCGCACTCATACGAGCGGCGGCCCGGGTTGTCCGGATCGGCGGATTCGTCGTTGAAGACCACGAAGTCACCGACGCGGAAGACGCGCCCGGTGTCCGGGTTCACGGTGCAGATGACAGTGGCCGGGTCCGTGCTTTTTCCGAGCGGCTGGTCGATCGAGGCCCAGAGGTCCGTGGTCAGCTCGTCCACGTAGTAGAGGGTCAGCGTGATCTCCCGCGCCCCCACAATGTTGCGGTTGCCGGTGGCGTCTGGCGCCACGTCCATGTCGTCGAGCACGAAGGTGCCGTAGTCGCCCAGCTTCGGCGTCCCGCTCAGCACGCCGGGGACGCCAGTGTCGATGAAGATCTCCTCCGATGGCGGCTCGGGCACGACGTCGGCCGGCTTGGGGCCAGCGACGAGATCGTACATCGAGTCTGTTACCGTGCGGCCCTGGATGTCGATCGAGTAGTCGCGGTTGAGGCGCCAGGAGGTGACGCGGAACTCGCCACTACCACCCGGCATGTCCGGATGAGTGAGCGAGCAGACCATGCCGGGCTCGGTGTTCAGAGCCAGCACGGTGGTCCGGAAGGCGACCTGGCGCGCGGCTTTCCACTCGGCCGGCGTGATGCCTCCGAGCTCTTCGCGCAAGCGAACCGTGATGATCCGCGCTGCTTGCGACTTCGACGCCGTGCCGGACAAGTTGACGGTCGACTTCAAGTACAGCGGGCCGCCCGCCCCGCCGAGGAGCGACGCGTGGTCGATGTCGTAGAGCGAGATCGAGTTGACGACGAACTCGAAATCCTCGTCGGCGAAGTTGGCGGTGAGGTGATTGAAGGATGGCCGCAGCGGTGCGAGTTGCAGGCTCCGGAACAGGATGTTGTTCTGCGTGAATGCTTCGACCGCCGATGAGTTCACGCGCACGCCGAGCTTCAGTTTGCCGTTGGCAAACGTGTAATAGCCGAGGCAGTTCGCCAAAATCTCCTGGAGCCAGTCTCTCAGTGGTTTTTGTTCCTGCAGGACGCCGCGAAACTTGAACTGGGTCTCGGTGCCAGTTCCGATCAATTTGGCCACTTGCTCGTCGCAGATTGCGGCCGCCGCTATGGCCGCATCGACATCGAAGAGCGTCTCGGCGAAGTCGAGCTGCTGCGCGGTCAGATTCTGTCCGGCCCGCAATCCGCGCGCCCGCAGCAGCATGTTCACGGCGATCCAGATGGGGTTGGTAAGCGCTGGCCGCCACGTGCGATTGCCGGGCGCCGTCCATGTCCAGCCGCCCAAGCCCTGCGCAACGATGACTTCCATTGCGTGCTCACTCAATCGCGAAAGCTGCAAGCCCTTGGCGTCCGAACGGCGAATCATGACGAAGGCCGTCCCTGCAGCCCGTTCCGTGATCACGGGCGCGTCGGTGTCGAAGCCGAATGCCGTGGGATTCGGATCCGGCCCGAGGTTTTCGAGCAGCCCGAGCGAACCCGGGTAGCCGTGGTGGTACTGCCCGTCGAGCTTGTGACCCGTGCCGTAGGCGCCCAGCGGCCCCTCGCCCACGATGCCCACCGCCGAGTAGAAGTCGCTCTCGTCGCGCCCCATGGCGATCTTGGCGTTCACCGGCATGGCCGAATCAGTGTAGATCTCGGGCAGAACCTGGTCGTAGATCGAATCCGCAACGAGCGAGACGGAGGTAAGTGTCGAGCGGCCGAAGCCCCAGACGCCAGTCGAATTGTCCTTGATCCTGACACTCTGAGGTTTCGCGACGATGCCGCCGAAATAATCGGCCATGCCGTGCGCCCGGCAACCGTTTGCTGTCTCAAAGCCCTTGTCGCAACGCGTGGAGTCGGCCTCGGGGAAGTGCACCAAATCCAGTGCTCCCTGCGCACTGAACGGGCATGCGGCGGAGTTGAAGGCCTTCCAGCAGGTCCTCGAAATGCGCCTTGTCGGGTAGGGGAGGTTCAGTTCATAGAGCCCGTCGGCAGCAGTGATCCGAAACTCCGGCCCGGAGTCGCAGGACCAATCCACAATCTCGCCCTTCCACAGGTCGAGCTTGATGCCAGTGCCGACATGGAACAGGGCAAACTCGAGTTCCGCGCGGTAGAGATCGACGTCATTGGCCAGCGCGCGCATGACGCGGTCTGCGTTACCGCACACGAAGCGGGCCTCATCCGACTCGCCGCCGAGTGATTGCGCGATACCCTCAAACTCGAGCAGCCGGGCATGGTAGAGTTGGCCGCCAACAATGCAGCGCCGGTCTGAGATGTAGATGGATGGGTAACCCTGCTGCTTGGGAACAATCCTGACGAGCGGAATGATTTCCTGGACCTGCGCGAGCAGGGCTTGCTTCAGGGCTTCTGGCGGGAATCTATTGACGGTCTGATTCAGGGTGTAACTCGGCGTGCTCTGCGGGATCTCGATGAGAGTGACCCCCAGCGAGCACGCCCAGTCCGCGACCATCTCCCAGGTGAGGGGTTCGTTCGCAAAGCGGCAGATGACGGGCGTGGCGCCAACGCCGTTGTCATTCGGCGCGTTGTAGGTGAAGGCCCCGAACGCGCCGTACTTCTGCTCCCAGAAGTTGCGGAGCGCTATGCGGTCTGCATCGCGGAGCCGTTGCTTGCGGATTGTGAAGCGCCGCGCGCCTGTGCCGAGCAGGAAGCGCTGCTCGATTTTGGCGTTGCCTGAACCATACTGATGGACGACGACGTGATGATCGCGGCGCACCTCAAGCGGGTAATCTGGCGTGATGGGGAATACGCCGCTCGGCGTGATCTCGGGGACGGGGACGTTACCGAGGAATTCAGGCATGGCATCAGTAGCGGTACCAGGCCAGGATGATGTCGCCCACCTGCGGTGTTTGCTCGGCGATGAAGGTCACCGTTTTGCCGGCAAGCGTGTAGTCGAGTCCGCGCTTCATGATCAACCCATTGCGCGTCAATATCAGACTGGTCGGGGGCGATGGTGTGAATGCGAGCTCATACACCCTGTTGGATCCGTTCACAGGTCCGACCGGAACCTCTGAGTCCGCGAAATTGGGCATCTGCTGCTGCGGCGGAGGCACGGGCCACAGGCCGCCGCTGCTGATGACGCGGACGTCGCTGATTTTGAGCTGAGCATCGGTAGTCGGCACAATCCATTGCTCTGACCATGACTGGCCGCGCTTGGGGAAATACTGCACCACGTAAAATGTGTTGGGCGGACTGGCTGTATCGTTTGGTTCCAATGTGAGCGAGATATGGCCGTTCGGCACATCAATCTCGGTCCGCGCGCGCACGACCGTCCGGTCCGACCTGGTGCGCATATCGGGGCTGATGATTACGATCCGTCCTTGAAACGGAGCACCCGTGCCCGTGTAAATCGTATCAAGAATCTGTGTCTGCGCTGCCGCGACGTGACACCAGGCCAGAATCAGCAGCAATCGCCTCATGCTACCTCCACCAGTTCGATCGTCACATCGGCCCTGGCCAGCGCGATTGAATGGACCCACACTCCGCCGAACCGAACTGTGTAGCGTCCCGCCAGCGACTGGCCGGTGGCGTCGTAGCTGAACTTCGGGCTCGTCTCGTACGGGTCATAGAAATAAAACGGAATGAGAGGTCCGTGGTGCTCCATGTAGAACGACAACAGAACGGCCAACTGCGATAATGCCAGTCGTAAATGGCGTCGCCACGCTTTGCGGCTGTTCGTTGCCTCGACCGACCTTTGCGATTCGCCGCTGCGGTATTCGTTCTCAAGCACCGGGTACTCGTGACTGCGGACGAACGCAACTGACAGGCTCCATGGGAGCACTCCGACGGGACTCGCGTTTTGGACGGATCCCGGCATCACTTGATCCTGCCGACAACAATCGGCATTGCCACTTGGCTCGCCGGCACGGCCACGCTCGCCCCGAGCCCGACCCACCGCAGCCATCGCGGCCCGGGCTGCGTGAGGCGCGCGAGATTGGCGCTCGTCTGCGCCGATGCCTCCGCAGTCGCCTGGATGCCGCGGGCGGCGCCGTCGGCAGCCCTCACGATGTCGGGCACCGCGCGCCCGACTGCCAGTGCGCTCTGCCGAGTCTGCATCAGCGTGTCTGTCAGCAGCCCCTGCCAGCAGAGGCCGTTCGATTCGCAGTCGGTCCAGTAGTCGATGCGCCGCACAAAATCGCGCTGATTTGTTCTGGCGTCTGCGAGCAGGGCGGTCGCCTCGTTGGCAGCGCCTTGCCAGCTATCCAACAAGCCGACCGCCGCCTGCTCGATCACCGCCGTCCGCTGATCGATCGCGGCCCCGGCGGCGTCCGCGCGCCCAAGGAGCCCAGCGCGCGTGATTTCGATCTCGTCCCTCAACTCTCGCCTCGTCCGGGCGATCTCCTCGCGCGCGTCGCGGCGAAGCAGAGAGAGCTGCTCGTCCGTGCGTGCCAATGCCTCCCCGAGCCGCGCATCAGCGACGGCGAGCACCTCCCCCGGAAGCTCGCGCCACGCTCGCATGGTGAGGGCCGCCTCAGCCATGGCCCACACGAGCGCGAGTGCTACGGCGGCGAGGAGGCCGAGCAAAATGCGGTCTCGCATGGTCATCGGATCAGATCCGTGATTCGTTGGTCTGGCCGCGCGCCGAGCTTGGCTGCGACGAAGCGGGCGTAGCCGGCCGGGTCGTTGTTGTCCGCGCTCGGGGCATAGACCCGGAACATCTCGTCGAACGTGGGCGGCTGCCCGTTGGTGTAGCGCCCATCCAGATATTGGCCGATCAGCGCCCGCAGCACGCGCCAGCCCTCCTCGAGCGCCCGGCGACTCAGCTCCTCGCGCGACGCCCCGGGGAACCGCTCCGACGCCCAGGCGACGAAATCGACGTAGCCCTTCAATGTCGGGTACGGCTTGCCGCGAGCGTCCGCCCATCGCCGGATGTTGCCCGGATTGGCGTTGCGTTGAGCGAGGGTTGGCCATGGGATACCGCGCGCTTTCGCCTGCGCCTCGGTCACGTAGAAGCCCTCCTTCTCCGCGATCGCCCGCGCCAAGCGATCGACCAGCTCGAGCTTCGTCATGGCCGCAGGGCTCCGTAGGCGAGCTCGATGGCGCGCCGGATGCGCCGCTCAGGCAGACTGGGCCATCGGGCCTTTGCCGCCGCCAGCACAATCTCGCCGATGATGCGTCCCCTGTCGGCGGCCGAAGTGGCCGGGTCAAACAGCACCGGACCTCCCAGCTCGTCCATCGCGCGCAGGATCTCGTCGTCTGATCGTGTCGGCGTCAGCTCCGCGGCCCGCCGCACGAGCTCGTAGATGTCGGACAGGTATGGCGCGATTTCGCGCACGCCAATTGAGACTGCCGCTCCGAGCGAACCGAACCACCGTTTGATGCGATCAATGAGTGCCTGAAACATGATCCCCTCGGTTTGTTTCTGCCGCCTGACGCAACTGCATCAGGCGGTCAACAATAAATTGCGGCGCCGGGACGCCGGCGCGGACGAGATTCTCCACGATCGATATAGCCTCGTGGATGGCGTAGTATCCCGCCACCGCAGCGCCCAAGCCCCACGTCCCGCCCCAGGGGACGGAGACCTCAAGCCCGCTCATCCGGCCGAATACCTCGGCCGCGGCGACGCCCAGCAATACCAGCACCTTGCGCGCGATGCCGCGACGGCTGACGTCCGACGAGATCTCGCGGGCGATCCAGCCTGCGATGAGTCCAGTCGCGATGTCGAACGCGATGGCGTAGATCAACAGTTGAATCATCATGTGCAGCCCAAGAAAGGCAGACAGAACCGCTGCCAGAGCTGCTTTCGCCAGTCGCCACATGTCTGTCATGCCGTGATGAGTCCTGGAGTCAGTTGCAACGCGGCCGTCTCGCGCCGGCCGGCGTTGGCTTTCATGGCTGTCATCGCAGCGGATTGCACCGCGCGCGGGTTGTTCACCACAACCCTCACGGTTTCCTGCTCGAAAAATTCCCGAGCGCCCGGCACCGTGATGTTGACCACGATGGGGCCTGCGCCCGACGGAGAACCACCGCCGATGCGATCCAGGGTCAGACCGCTGGAGCTCTGCTGGAACAGGCTGCCGCCCTGCTGCAGCATCGAGACTGGCCGCATTGTGGCCGGAAGTCCAGAAGTGCTCTGACCCGTCGAAAGCGCGTAGAGTTCGACCAGATCGCGCGCTTGCGGCGAGCGGATGGCCATGTCGAGGTTGCCGCCGAAGGCCTGCTTGGCAATCGACACAATCTGGCTCAGGATTGTTTTGTCGCGCAGGTCGACGCCGTAGAGCGCTTTGATTTTCTCGCGGGCCTTTTCCTGCGCGCCTTTGACGAACAGCCGCACCAGCCCGGCCACGGCGCCGATGCCAGCGCCTATCGCCGCGCCAATCGGACCTCCAAACTGCCATCCGAGGATGGCGCCGCCGGCGGTGCTCATGCCGAACCCGCCCCAGCCGCCGCGCATGAGCCCGGCCGCCATGAGTCCGGCACCGGCACCTCCGACCATGCCGAGCTGCGTGCCCATGATGCCGACGCGCGCGAGGCCGAGCGAGGAGCCGAGGATCGTCATCAATGCATTGCCGCGGACCATGCCCCCGAGCATCAGCCCGAGGCCGCCCACAGTCGCCAAGCTGCCGAGGCCTCCGGCAGGGCCAAGCAGCCCGCCGAATCCTCCGAAGCCGCCCCCGCCAGCCGGAACAAACGGCGGCGTTCCCATGCCGCCCATCGCCCCGCCCGGGATCATGCCTGCCATCGCGGGCAGTGCGCCGGCCATGCCGAGGCCTGCGCCGCGAACTCCACCGACGGGAGTCCGCACGCCGGCGAAGAGCTGCATCAGCATCGCTGCGATGCGGCTGGTGACGACCTCCTTGATGGCCGTCAGCAGCGCGGTCTTGAGCGCGTTGCCCATCGCCGACCAGATGGACTGCGACCTTGTCAGCAATGAGTCGAACACCCCCTCGGCTTGGCGCTTGAAGGAATCGAAGATGCGCTGGTTCTGGTCGCGGATCAGCGTCGCCTGCCGAATGGCCGTGCTCTCGCGCGCGGCGTCGATGGCGGCCTGCGTCTCGGCCTCCAGCTGCCGGGCGCGCTCGGCGTAGTCTTGGAGGATCGCATCCCGCCGCGCGGCGATCTGCTCCTCGGCGATACCGCGCGCCCGGGCGATCGCCTCCATCATTGCGATCTCGAGCTCTGACTCGCGGCGCAGCTCGTCGGCACGGAGCGCAAAGCGCTTCAGAAGGTAGTCCTCCTCGATCTGCAGCCGCTGCTGCTGGAGAGCGATCTGCTGCTCGACGGTGCGCGCGCCGACGAGATCGAGCTGCCGTAGCTGGGCGTCGCGGATCTGCTCTGCGACGGACTCCTCGTAGCGCAACCGCTCGCGAGCGGTCTGCTGCGCGATCTCCAAAGTTTCGGACGACCACTCAAGCTCCTGCCGCAGGCGCTCGGCCTGCGCCCGGCGGTCGAGTTCCGCGCGCCGCTCCACCTCGGCGAGGGCGCCCTCGGCGGCCTTGCGCAGCTCGTCGCGCGCCTCGGCGCGGATGCGGATTTGCATTGCCTCGGCGAGATCTCGCTGCGCCTTGGCCGTCAGGCCCAGCTCGCGGCGGTAGCGCTCGTACTCGGCGCTGATCTTTGCCACGCCGCTGAGTTCGCCCTCGCGGACCTGTCGCAGGATTTCCGCCGCCCGTTTCTCGGCCTCTGCGGCGCGCTCTCGCTGACGAACCAGCTCCTCAACGTCGACATAAAGTCTGGCTTTCGCAGCGTCCGGTTTACTCATCGGCGGGCCGATTGCCGCGCGAATGGCATCCTCATCGTAGCCCTGTTTTTCGAGTTCCTTCAGCGTCGCACCCTCGCCGATCGCCTTCATCAGCTCGGCTTGCTTCGCGGTCTTCTCGAGCGATTCTCGGAAATCGTCAATGCGCTGCTTTTCCTTGTAGAGCGCAAACCCGAATGCGGTAACGGCCCCGGCGATCATGCCGGTCGCCCCGCCCATCAGCGCCATATTCAGGCCCCCCGCGGCGATTGCGGCTGTTCTCATCGCGGCGGCGAGGTCGAGGATGTGCTTGACAACAGAAAATCCAACGATTATCGTGCCGAAATCCTTTGCCCATTGCGCGAGGCCGCGCAAATATTCCACGAGGCGCTCCACGCCGCCATTCTTCACCCACTTGAGCATGGCGTCCGTGACACGCAGCAACGAGGGCGTCAGATCATTGACGATTGCCATACCAACGCCTTTGGCGGACTCTCGAAGAGCGCGCATGTTGTCGTTGAATTTCTCGGACCGCCGAGCAGCCTCTTCGCCAATGACAACACCGAGCTTGCGCGCCTCCTCAGCCATCCCTGCGAGGCCGCTCTTGCCGGCGTTGAGAAGAGGGATGAGCTGCGCGCCGCCGCGCCCAAAAAGGTCTACGGCGAGCGCGGTCTTTTGGATCCCGTCCGGCATCGAGGCAAAGCGGTCAGCGACGTCGGACAGGATCTCGTATGTGTCCCTCATCGAACGGTCGCTGTTGCGCGTTGCGACGCCGAGAACGGCGAGGACATCGGATCCTTTGGCAACATTGGCCGCAAAGCGCGAGAGCGATGCCGTCAGCGATTCCATGGTCACGTCGGATAGCTCGGCCGCGTAGCGCAGAGCGCTGAGGTTCTCAACGCTCATGCCCAGGCGCTGGGCGGATTTCAGCGCTGCGTCCTGAGCCTCAAGAGCCCCGATGGTGAAGCGCTGCAACGCCCTTGCCGCCGCCATGATGGCGCCATAGATCGCGTGGCCGGCCGCAACAGCTTTTGCCATGCTGAGCGTCATCCCGTCGATGCCCTGCGAGGCTCCGCGCGCGCTGCGCACGGCTGCCTGCTCCATCGAGCCGAGCGCGGAATTCACGCTCTTGATGTTGGCGTTGGCGGACTTGGTGTCCACCTCGACCACGAGTTCCAGACGATTGTCAGCCACAGTACACTCTCGGCGGCCACAGACTGTGAGGCTTCAGCCAGAGGCAGGCCTTGCCGATGGTCGCCTCGGCTCGGTACAGCGCATGGAACAGAGTCCCGCGGTCCACCCGTGCGCGCCTCACCACATCGCGCCATGGCAGTTGCAGGATTCTCATGTCGAACCAAATGGCGAGATCCTTGGGCGCCAGCTCGCGTTGCACCAGCATCCAGAAGTCGGCTGCCCACTCATGCCGGGGCATGCTGAAGAACACGGCCCTGCGTCGCGCCGGGATCGGCTTGGGAATGTGCTCGATCAGCAGATACTCGTGCGTGCACCGGCGAGCGATGCAGCGGTAGACGCATGCACAGATCTCCTGCTTGAGTCCGGCTCGACTGGCTCGTATCCCGGATCCGCTGCAATGCGTGCAGTGCTCATCGGCGAATGCGCCCGGGCAGAACTCCTCGTAGGGCAGCTGGGCCGGCTCAGGCTCCCGCAAGCGAATGATGCGCGGGCGCCAGTCCGCGGCATCCATCCGCTCTCGTACGAGTTGCAATGCGCGGCTCGGGCCGCGCGCACCGCCACGCCGCCGGCGGGGCTGAACCTGGACGTCCTCAGTGGTCAGCATGAGGGCCGTGGCTGCCATGTGCCTGCTCTGCCTCCAGCTGCTGCTGTTCGTCTTCCACCACCATCAGCGCCGCGAATTCGTCGGCCCTGATCTCGTCGAGGCCGATCCGGAAGCCCAATTTCAGCGCCGCGCGCAGATCCAGCACGCGCCGCAGCAGTTGTCCAGTGGACCAGGAACCGCAGGGAGGGCCGCTCGGGCCACTCCCCGCATGTCAGTTTGGGTCGGACGATTCCTCGAAGGCGCCGTCGAGGGCGTCGATGGCGGCTTTTACGGCGACAGCCTGGTGGATGATTGGGACCTCGCCCGCGTAGCCTTCGGTCGATTCCACCAGCTTCTTGTAGAGCGTCGCTGCCGGGGCCAAGTTGATGATCAGTTCCTGGCGGTTGTAGGGCAGATCAAGCACCCGTGCGAAGCCGCGGCGGTATTCGAAGACGTCTTTCGCCGACGGCATCTTGAGAAGATGTGTCACCGTGCCACCGAGGACGCGCATCGTCACCCGGAAACCGTCGCCCACCTGGACCACGTCGTCAACATCGGCCTGGCTCAACTGCTCAATGATGCGGCTGGCCTCGAAGGCGTCCACCTCGGGCGCATCCTCTTCGGCCAAGCGAATCTTGGCGAGCAGCGCCGCGTCGGTTTCTGCCGAGTCGGGGATCGTTGTTTCGGAGACCCCGCGCCCCAGTTGCTTCACGATGACTTTCCGCTTCTTCTGGCGTTCGATCCACTCGTCGTCCGTCGGGAATCGCACGCGAACCGGCTTTACGCCTTCGGGCGTGTTGAGCTTGATAATGATCGGCTTGCTGGCATCAAACATAATCAGCTCCCGATGTTGTCCTGGCTGCACTTGGCGACGGCCGTTAACAGACCGTTGGTCTCATCCCACATGGGGCGGCATTCCACTTCGACAGTGACGATCCCGTCGGTGTCGCCGACCACAGCCGTGCGGAAGCCCACTTTGTGGAACGTGACGCTCATCGAGTGGTAATCGGTGCCGGAAATCAGTGCCCCCTGGAGGCTGACCACCGCCGTGCCTGTCGTCTGCTGGCGCAGTTTCGTGAGCTCGGTCGAGCCGCTCTCAAAGCGGGCGACAAACTTGAGACTGGCCTCGCGATCGCCGAATTCCAGCCGGCCCTGGATCGCCGCGTTATCCTGGGTGCCGCTCCCCGGGAAGAAGCCTTGCCGGATGTTGTTTTTCCATCCGAACTCAAGCGACACCAGGTTCCGGTTGCTGACGTAGTTCACCCCGTTGATCGTCACCTGCGCGCTGGCGCCCGGGAGGCTATGCTCCGCTGTCGGCGCGGGCAGCGTGATGCCGCTCGGCTCGACCAGCTTGCCGCTTCCGATGCAGTTGATTGTGATGCGCGAGTTTGCGCGTCCGGGGCCGGACCCAATCGAGATCGTGAAATCTTCGACGGCACAGCCCACGGCCATCCGATCGAGCACCGCGCTTGCGCCCTGCCTGATTGTCTCGATGAATGAGAAAGCTGGAAGCTCGATGCCGGCAGTCACCGGGTTTTGAGGGGTGCACGTGTACGTGAACGCTGGCGACGTGCCGCTTTTCACGCGATTGCCAAGCCCGAATGCAAACACCCAGGCAGCAATCTCGCTGGAGAGGTATTTTTCGATCGGAAACCGCACCTCGTAGTGCGAGGGGAAAATCTGCGTCGGGAACTCATGCCCCTTGCCGAGCTCAGCACCATCGTCTTCCGTGACCAGCGAGATTCCGGCCAACGTGGCATTGGTCTTCGTCAGGCTCCAGATGTCGGCTGCCGCGTTGGCCGTTTGCAGGTCGGTCTGCGTCTTGTACCCGAACCCGATTTTCGTTTCACGAATGTTCGCCGGCATCCTCTCCTCCGTCTTCCTCTACCTGCACCCAACCGCGAGCCATCAGCGGGCTGAGTGATTCGACCGTCGCCTCCACTTCTCGCACTTCGCCGTCCGGCGAGCGCAATTTGACCGTTTCAGCCATGTCATTTCTCCCGGAATTCCAATACGCACTCACAGTAATCCAGACCCTCGGCATCGCTTTGAAAGGCGAATTCTGGCAGATCGACCAGCTCGCACGCCGGGTGGATCGCCGCGTACAGCAGTGGTTGCTGGTGCGATGTTGCGATGCCGTCGGAAATCAGCCGCCAGAGCCGGTAGTAGCCCCCCGGGAGGATCGCCCTCGAACGTCTCCCGCGTCCGGAGGTACAACGTCACCCGGTGATGCCACATCGTGACCCCGCCCAGAGAGCCAGGGCGGGGGCCAAGATGGGCCACCATGATGCCCGGCGCCGGCATCCCATGCTTCGCCTCGTCGAGGCTGCGTTGCTTCGGGTACCGATGGTGATAGGCGAAGATGCGCTCCGGATTGCCCTCCATCTCGGCCACCAGGTCAGGGATGTCCCTGAGAAAAGCGACCAGGTTGTCAATCAGCTCTGCTGCGTTGATCATCGCTGTCTGCCGCCAAGCGCGCGCTCTAGGATGAGCCGCGGTTTCATCTGCTCAAGCATCCTTTGCGCCGCCTTTGCAACAGCTTCACGATTCCTCGGCGAGAAGACCATCCACGGCTCGATTTTCTGGTTCGCCAAGGCCTTCACCACGTTTGGAACCCCGACGAGGGTTCCGCGCCTGTTGCGGATTGTTTTGATGGAGGAGCGACCGGTGACCGTAGCCTTGACCCGGTTTTCGCTCACTGTTCGAACCTCAAAACTCCGGAGCATATCCCCGGTAAACGTCAGATTCCTGCGATTACCCCTTCCCTGCTTCGTCTTCCAGATCGCGTATCCCCTGGAGAGCGGCTTGGCCGGCGCGTCTGTCGGACCAATGGCGGCGGCCACGCGCTGTTTGACCGCCGCCACCCCAACGTTGCCCAGTTCATACATCTGCCGCTGCTTGAAGCTCAGCAGATCCAGCCGCAGCTGCCGCTTCTGGTAGACGCGAACAGTTGCCATGATTACTGGCGCCTCCTGGCGCGCAAGATGACGCCACCCTCGGAATCGGCCGCGATGTCATCGACCTTGTAGCGCGCGCCGTCGATTTCGAGCTCGTCCCCGGCCACTGGCGGAGCGGGCAGATCAGCCACGCGCACGAAGAGCACGGCCCAGACGCCAGGCGTGGTGTCATCTGGTTGGCGCGCCTCCTCCAATACCGCGCGGACAGAGACCTGCCCTCCGGTTTCTGGCAGGTAGAGGACCTCTTTCCCGAAGATCCCCACCGCCGCGGCATTGAGCTCATTCACAGCCGCTTGCCAGGGGCTCATGCTCAGGCCTTCGTCCCTTTGACCAGCACCTCCGGCCGCAAACAGATCGGCAGCGGATTCGACTGCGTGTGGATGTCCGTGCCGCGGTCGAATTTCCGCGGCTCCTGCTTCGCGTAGAGCGGCAACCCGATGGTATTCGCCGTCTCGTTGAAGTCGGCCGGCGCGAAGAACGTCCGGAAAGTGTTCGCTGTGCCAACCGGGAAGAAATGCGCCTCGTCATCCTCGATGAACTTCCGCACCACCCCATTGGCATCCGTGGCCTGGCCGCGATATTCTTCGAACGTCACGCCGCCGAAGGTGAATCCCGTGCGGTAGTCGCCGCCGAGGTTCTGGGACCGCTGGAAGTACATGAAGGCTTCCTTGACCTTGGCGTGGCCAGTCAGCGCATCGTAGAACGAAGGCGAGCACAGGCACATGACGCCGGTCATGAATTCGCCCTTGAGGTTGTCCTCGATGTGCCGCTTGACTTCAAGGACCTTCGCGAGCACGTCGGTGCCGCTGTTGGTCAGCGCGAAACTGACCGTCTTCGGCGTGATGCCGAACTCCGTGTAGAGGTTGTACAGCGTCGAGCCGTCGGCGTCGAGAATCACGCCCTTCAGCGCACCCATGCGGAGCCATTCCAGCGTGATCGCATGCTTGTTGCGCATGGTCTCCAGCTTTTGGGCGACGACTGTGGCGATGGCCTCCATCTCGGATTCCGAGCCGAAGGCGCGGATGCCTTGGACTTCCTCCGGCAGCACGACGTCATCGTGCGGGATGTGGGGAATCACGAAGGACCGCACCTTCCGCTTGCCCTGTACGCCAAGGGTGCCCGGCGCGCCGACGGGCTGCGTGGGCAGCAGGTTGAGCACTCCGTTCATCTCCTCGATGAGGATGGTGCGGGTGCGGACCCCGACGGCCGGAAAGAGGTTGAGCTGCTCAAGACGGCCGTAGTTGTTGGGGATCTTGTTGATGGCCGCGGTCAGCGCGACCATGTTGAAGGCATTATTCGTGAACGGATTCAGCATCGGTTACGCTCCTTCCCGGACAAGCACGCCCAAAGCTTTTAGTTGACTGATTGCCGTGGCCTTCTGCGGGCCGGTGATCGAGGCCGGCCACACGAGCCCCTTGTCCGAGCAGACTGCATGACGCGCGATGATCACGCCCGGCTTGTCGCCGGTGCTTGCGTCAACGGCATTCAGCAAGACGCCGGCCGCGTTTTGCGACCCGTCGCTGGCGCCCGGCGCAAGCTGGGTTACCTTGCCGCTGGCGGTGATAACGCCGACGACGGTGCCGGCCGCCAGATTCTGGCCGCTGGCGACGGTGACCTTGTCGCGGCTGTAGTTGTTGTCTTCCTCGAACTTGAGCCAGTCGCCGAGGTAGTTCGGTTCGGCTTGAACAGGCATCGGTTACTTTCCTCCTCTCGCGCTGATCAAGGTCTTGACGGCCTTGACCACCGGGTTGCTTTCGATGTCCGCCGCCGGCGTCGCGCCGGTTTCGGGCAGCACATGCGAAATGATTTCCTCCTTGTCCGCCTCGGCCCGCATTGCGAGCAACTCGTTGCGGACATCCTGCACGGACAATCCGCGCGCGATGAAATCGCCTGCCAGCGCCGGCCTGCCTGCGATTTTGCACAGCGCGGCGATCTCGGCAGCCTCGGCGAAGCCCTTCCGACGGGCTTCGGCCTCGATTGCGGCCAGATCGGGAACGGGCGGATTGACAGCCGCCTGGGTAGTTTCAGACACTGGTGTGCCTCCTTTCGTGAACTTGGGTTTGGACAATGACTCCGTCATCGCGGCCAGCGCGTCGCGGAACGTGCCCACGCGGTCGGCGAAGCCTCGCGCAACGCCCTCCTCGCCGTAGAAGACCCCGGCCTCCGTGGCTCGGACAGCCTCGGCGCTGAGATTGCGCCTGCGGGCCACGGCATCTACGAACATTCCGTAGAGCCGGTTGATCTCTGCGACGAGCACCTCGCGGGCCCCGTCGGAGAGCGGCTCATGCGGGTTGAAGTCGTTCTTGTGCTGGCCGGCGAAGATCGTCGTGTAGCGCAGGCCGTTCGCCGCGTCCCAGCCGCTTTGGTCCACATGCATCGCAATGATGCCCACCGAGCCGACGCCGCCCGTACGGGTGACCCAGATACGGTCCGTTGCGGAAGCGAGCAGGTATCCAGCGCTCAAGGCCCAGTCATCGACCGAAGCCCACACAGGCTTCATGCGCGCGGCCTCCTCGATCAGGCCGGCCACGTCCCAGGCGCCGTTGGCCTCGCCGCCGTAGCTGTCGAAGCGCAGCAAGATTCCCCGGACCTGCGGGTCGGTGGCGGCATCGAGAATCTCGTTCCCCAACTGCTCGTATGAGGTGAGCCCCGACTGCGCGTCCATGCCAGAGGCGCGGTTGACCAGGCTGCCCGACACTTCGATCACGGCGATGCCGGCGTCCGTCACAGCGTACGGTTTGCGGGAACGCTGCTCACTGAGCAGCGCCGCTTCGACCGCGGGCGGCTCGATATTCAAGCGGGGGGCCAGCACTGCCAGGATCGCCGCCAGCTTCTTCGAGTCGATCATCAGCGGCGTGTTGAACACGCGCGAGGCAACATGGTGGAGATGCGACATGAGATCATTCCGCATTGAAACGGTGCGAACCGTTCCCTGGGAACACCAATTCAGGCAAATCGCGGAAAACTGCGGTCATTCCATTCATCGACATCGCGTTATCGCCGGCTGTGTTGTCGCCGGTTTCGCCTGCGGGCCGGTCGGCCGGACGCCCAGAGGCTGTGGTCTTGCGCGGATCAGAGTCGAACGTCAGGCCAAGCGAATCGGCGCGCGCGTTGTCGGCCGCCACCTGCCGGTCGACTTCCTCCTCGTCGTAGCCCATCTCGTTGATGACGGCGCTGCGCGGCTTGAAGCCCGCGCGCACGGCCGTGACCTCGGCGTTCATGTCCTTGAGCGGATCAACCCAGGCCCAGGATGGCGGCCGCCACTCAACATCGAGGTAAGCTTCGGGCCTCCGAGCAAAGTCGCGCGCGTCGATCGCGCCGGCGAGCGCAGCAGCTTCGACCCACGCCCTCCACACCGGGCGGCAGAACTGATAGACCATGACCTGGTGCTGGAACTGCTCGCAGCGGCGCCGGAACTCGAGCAGGCCTGCCCGGATGGAAGAGTAGTTCACGCGCTCCAGATCCCCCGTGAGCTGCTCGTAGGTGATTCCGAGGCCTGCGGCGATGGCGCGCAACTGCACGCGCATGAAGTCCGTGTACATGCCTCCCACGTCGGATGGCGAGGAAAACTTCACGTCCTCGCCGGGCCGCAGCTTCACCATCGTTCCCGGTTCGAGCCCGGCCAGAGGAGCGCCGCCGTCTTCCGCTTCCGGCTTGGCGCCGAGAATTGGGTCGTCGGGATTGTTTTCGATGAGGAACCCGACATGAAAAGCCGCTACCTTCTTCCGGACCAATTCCGCGTCGTCGTACTGATCGAGCTCATGGAGCTTCACCAGCACCTGCGCGAGCCAGGGCTGGCCGCGGTGCTGCCCGGGACGAAGTGGCTTGTAG